AGTGTCACCTACCCCCCTGACGCTAGTGTCACCTACCCCCTGACGCTAGTGTCACCTACCCCCTGACGCTAGTGTCACCTACCAGTATCAAGATAGATACTTGTATTTGTCGCATTATAGGTGTAAAGGGATCCGGAGCAGATAAAGGTATTTGACAAAATAGTCCAGCTAAACTACCTTGAACTCATCGCGCCAGCGATACTCAGGCCTGGAGGCATCCGGGTTTAGGCTAGGGGGAGGCCCACATCCTCCCCCCGTGCCGCCTTTATGTGAGGAAAGGAAATAAATGAGTAACGAAGCTACGGCGTGGGCTCAAAAGCAGAACCCCTCAAAAAAACTTACGAAGTACACCCTTACAATCCTGGCCGATTGCCACAACGGTTTTTCTAACCAATGCAATCCATCCATCGCACACATAGCGAAAATCTACCAATTATCCGCGAGAGCGATCCTCCGTCACCTAAAGTCTCTTGAAGCGGATGGACTAATCAAATCCCAACCACGCTACGGGAAATATGGGCGACTGACAAACCAGTACACCTTGAATATCGAAGGCCTCCCAATGGAGGACGTGGAAGAGGTATTTATCGACGAAGAAAACGAACCAATCCCCCAAAAAACATCTCCCCAAAGACCCACACCAGTGAAAGCGTGCGCACCACCCCCAACATCTTCCCGAGCCCCGGACGATCGCGGCGACATGGCCCCCATTGTCGCGCAGATTGTCATAGCTCACCCCAGGTCGCGGCTGCGCAACTGGGAGCCTTCCGACGTACCCTACACCGACTCTGTAGCCACCCTGCAAGCGGTAGACGCCGAGGCTGAGCGTGGGAAGTGCAGCCGCAGTGATGCCGCGATGATGATCCTAGGTAGCGTGGAAGCTATCGCGCAGGGCGTCCCGCGAGAGCAGTGGAAGTTCATCAAGTCAGTACCGGAGTTCATGCGGCTACGCGAGTACCGCATGAACCCGCGAGAATTTATGAGGAACGGAGATAAAAATGGAAGCCATCAGCAAGATCAAGCTGCCCGAGTTAGCCCAGCCGTCCAGCGAAGCCGTGAGTCTCGCGCCAACATCGCCGCCGCAGGTAAGCGCCTCTTCGGCATCAAGCTTGATGGTTATGATGGCGCAGGCGCAGGCGCGGTATCCCAACCAGACCCTTCCCCCCGAGACGCCCGAGATGTACTTGATCGAATGGGCGGAGATTGTCGTCAAGTACGGCCTGGTGCCATTCAGGGACGCGTTATCGACGGCAATGCGTGAGAGCGATTTCTTCCCGTCGCCTAACGTTATCCGCGAGTGGTGTGAGTCGATCGCGGCAAGCCGCAGAAACGAGTCCAGCGCGGAGAGGTACATCCGCGAGCAGGATGAATGGAAGGCTCAATGGGAGCGTGAACGCGAGGAGGACCGATTACTGCGCCAACTGCCGGCGGGCGTAGTCAGTGGTGGCCTGGACGATCCAGCCGTTCATCGAGGTTGAGTTGACATGCTTGCGGGCCTGCTGCACGAGCTCGTAGTGATCTTCGTTCGCAAAGCGGAAATCGTGTCGCTTGAGAAACTTCTTTTTGCCTGCGGATTTTTTTGTGGTGCGTAGGGTTGCCATGCTGGTATAATACCAGATATGGACGTGACACCGAAAGAACGTGCGCTGTGGATGAACCGGCCCGGACATGAGATGAACCAGGCGCTGCTGGAGTGGGTCGCGGCGCGGCGCGGGGTGGGTGAGGGCCAGCGCGAGGGCAGCGTAATTGAAAAGCCAATCATAAAATTAGGGACGGTGGATGGTGGACGAGCGCGGCATGAGCCTGGGCGCATGAATGGGCTGGAGAAGCGGTACGCGGCGCATTTAGACCTGCGGAAGGCGACAGGCGAGATTCTGAGCTGGAAGTTTGAGCCGCTGAAGTTGAAACTGGCACCGAGTACGTTCTACAGCCCGGATTTTATGGTGGTCGCGCCGGATGGGCGGATTGAGCTGCACGAGACGAAGGGTGCTTCGCGCAATAAAGTGAGTGGCGCCACAAAGCCATTCTACGAAGATGACGCGGTTATTAAGTTGAAAGTAGCCGCTGTGATGTTTCCAGAATTTTCTTTTTCGATGGTGTGGCATGAAAAAGGTGCCGGGTGGAAGTCTAAGGAGTTCAGTAAATGAAGAAAATCGATCCAGATATTTCCCTGCAAGAAAATTTCTCTGACAACCCCCTCATCCCTGAAGGATTAGATAAGTTTAATCCGAAGTGCACGGTGTGTACCGCGCCGATCCCGAAGCGGCGGCAGCATGGGAACCCGGCGCTGGGAGGCAGGGACGCGTGCAGCGCGGCGTGCGGGCGCATCCTGAAGGCGAAGCGGAAGATGGACATTATAAATTCGACGTGCCCAAATTGCCGCCATCCGTCGACGCCGGCGGAGCGCGAGGAGTACAAGCTGTGGCGCAAGGCGCGCGGAGATGTGCGGGAGAGGCCGGGCAACCCGAACAATGGCGCGGCCACCAAGGGGCGGAGGGTGGAGCTGTACCAGGCGCTGAAGCGTGGAATGGGGCTGCTTCAGGAGTTTGGCGAGCCCGCGATGACCAGCGAGGTGAGGGAGTTTCTGGAGGACGCGCAGAATTTGATTGACGGAAACGCCGCGAAGAAGCGTACACTGCGAGCGAGCGGTAATGCCGCCGAGACCGACGAGACGAAAGAAGGAGATCACGATGTCATTAGCTGACAGGCCGTATGGACCGGTGACGGGAGCTGGGAGTGTAGCGGGGCAGATCGCGCTCAATACGCAAGGATCGGCCCCTGGGCCGCTTCCTGCGCTGAACGTACTGACAGCCGTCGTGGAGACGTTGCTGCTGAATGCCTGTGTGCCGCCGGCTGCGCTGGTGTGCGCGCTGGGACCAGATACGGCGGCGCTGGAGCAGACGGCGTTCGATGTGTGGCTGTCGGGGTATATCGAGACGACAGTTGCGGGCAACATCACACTCAAGCTGTACGAGGGCGCGGCGATTGTTGCGGGCAACCTGCTGGGCACGAGCGGCGCGGTTGCGTACGCTGGCGCGGCAACGGCCGCTTTCTATGCGCATGCGCAGTTGATCTTCGACAGCGTGAGCGGCGTGCTGGCTGGGACGGTCGAGTTCTACGTGAACAAGGTGGCCGTGGCCAGAGTGACTGTTTCCAACTTTGTGGGCGGCTTCCGGAACGTAGGCAATCCCTCGGCTCATCCGCCGACCGTAGCCAATCTTCCGGAGTTCTGCCTGAGCGTGACCAGCAGCGGCGCGACTGCGGATTTGCCGACCACGGTGAACGTGCAGAAGTTTAGCTGCGGGTAAAGAGTGGGAAGTCACGGGTTCAAATCCCGTCACCTTGCAAAAGGTGTACCTCAGTCTGGCAGAGGACCACAAGCCGGAGATGTGGGTTCGAGTCCCATCACTGGCCGATGAGAGTCGGAAAGTGTAGCTCAATGGCAGAGCGCCGGATAATTTTAGGAGTGTGCGATGGCGAAGGAACACGAAGAGAAGCCGGAAGGTAAAAAGGCGCGGAAGCATTTGCATGAGATTCGCACGACGGCGACCGACGACGGCCACTTTGTACACCATCATGTCTACAAGGCGAAGAAGGGCGACACGAAGACGGAGCCTGAGCGCCAGAACGTGGCGACCTCCAGCAGCCCTGAAGAGGCTGGAGAGCACGTGCAGGAGCAGATGGCGATGAACCAGGGCGGAGCGACCGATCCGGGGGCTGCCGATGCTGGCGCGGATGCTGGCGCGGATGCTGGAGCCGGAGCTGCGCCGGACGCGGGCGGCGGCGCGATGCCGGGAGCGTAGGGCTTTGATTCTCGACCTGGACAAAATCGAAAGCGATGCCGCGTACCGCGAGGATCTGCGGCATCGCTTTTTGACGGACCATTTTTTTGCGGCTGAGGTGATTGGGTACCACGACTTCAGCGTGCGGGCGCATACGCCGGCGGTGCAACTGTATGGGCCGAAGAACCCGAACCTGCCGATGCGGGCGCAGGCGCGGAAGAAGAAGATCATCCACCTGGATCCCAGGCATACTTTCAAAACATCACTGAAGCGCGTCGACCGCGCAATGTGGATTGCGGCCTTCCCGGAAGACATCACCATCCTGAACAACTCTGCCACCCAGCCTCTCGCTGAAGCGGTGAGCGTGGCGACGGCGGGGCTGTTCTATAAAGCGCCCGGCGAGAGCAACTCCGCGCTACACCTGATGTTCCCGGAGCTGCTGACGCTGCGCGACCCGAACAACAGCCCGAGTAAGCAGAAGTGGGTGTGGAACACGAATGTGCGGCGGCGCGGCACCGAGTTGGATGCGACGCTGGCCTACACCAGCCCGAAGAGCACACAGAGCGGCTGGCACCCTTTCATGATCGACTATGACGACGTGGAGGACACGAACAACAGCGGCATCGGGGTGAGCCCCGAGGTGCGCGAGCATGTGATCGACGTCTGCGACCAGAACGAAAACCTGCTACGCGATGGAGGGTACATCAGCATTGGCGGGACGCGGTATAGCCCGCTCGACTGGTATGGGAAGCAGTTGGAGCTGGCGGAGGAGTATCCCGACGACTTTGGCGTGCTGGTGCGGGCGAGCCTGAAGGTGAAGAACGGGGCGCGGATTCTGCCGGGCGAGTTCCCGGCCGAGGAAGATGTGGAGCTGCTGTTCAGCGAGTACGAGAACTTGAGCTACAAGAGCCTGCGCACGAAGTTCATGCAGAACTATGAAGCGTATATGTGCCAGCAGATGAACGATCCGCAGGGCGGCAACGTGCCGACGTTCGATGAGCGGCTATATGCGAGCTGCCTGGTGGAGGCGGAGCGCGTTCCGTTTGTGGGGCACAGCGGCGAAGTGTTTACGTGCTGGAGGATGCAGTACGGCGGCAAGCCCGGCATGGCGAAGTATGCCGAGGGAGCGGCGGCCAAGATCATCGACGGGAAAGTGTATGTCATCGATTGTTGGCAAACGACACGCACGCCGAGCGGGATGGCGGAGCTGATGGTGCAGGCGCAGAAAGAGCACCAGGCCGAGGCGATGATGATCCTGGACACGCCGGGCAGCGAGTACATCTACGCGCATGTGCGCAACGAGGCGGCGCGGCGCAACGTGAGCCTGCGCATTCAGCGGACATACTGGGAGGAAGAGGATCACCGGCGCAGCGCGCAGATGCGGCAACTGGAGCCGCTGATGAAGGTGGGACGGCTGCTGTTTGCAACCGGGATGACGAAGGGCGCGGAGTGCCACAAGCAGTTCGTACACTTCGGGCTGGTGGAGGAGACGGGCATCATCGACTGTGTGGCGAAGTTCGCGGAGCATGTGCCGATGAGCCAGCTACGGGCGAATATGCAGGAGGAAGAGATTGAGTACCAGCGCAAGCAGCGCGACAATGCTATGCTGACGGCGTTCCTGGACCAGCAGAACATGCCGAGCGTGGATGAGCAGGGGCGCCAGAAGATGGAGGCGCACCTGCAAGCGATGCAGGCAGCGAGTACGATGGGTGGGATACCAGCACTGCCAGGGGGCTTAGACGGATGATTATTCGCGCACGACAAAAGCCACTGGATCAACTTCCCCCTTGGGCGCTTTGCTGCGATCGAACCCGCGCTAGCCATGAGGCGCGTGCTAATGAAGTCGTCGAAGTGGAAAGCGGCAAACCGTTTGTAGCATCATCGACCTGCGCGTTTTGTGGGACAGTTGCTCGTGATGTGAAATATCTCGTGACCGCAAGAGAAAGAAATTTTGGTTGCGTCGCTATCGAACTGTTCGATTTCGACGAAGGGGTGGTGGATGGCTAAGCCGTTAGAGATTGCGAGTAAGCCGAACGGCGATGGAATGCCGATTGGCAACCGGCTGACGCCGCTGATTGCGCCGAAGCAAGTGGAGGTGGCGCCGGGGGGAACGAAGGAACCCGCGTTCGACGACGACGCGGCGGCGACGATTGTGTGGGAAGACTTCCAGCGCGATCAGGCGTGGCTGGATACGAATAGCTGGCTGGCGGAGTGGCAGCAAATCGATTACCTGTATCAGAGCCCGAACTTCGACCGCGACTGGCGAGGCGCGGGCAGCCGCACGGCGCGCATCAGCCGCTTCAATGTGGCGAAGAACAGCAACACCATGAGCACCCAGGTGCGGCGCGGCATCTTTGCCGAGCAGATCCCGTTTCTGCTGGAGGCGACGGGCAAGCTGGCCAGCGACCCCGACGCGCAGACCTACCTGGACGCGGCGACCGAGATCCTGAGTGTGCTGGACCAGCGCGCGGACTTCGAATACAACATGGGGCTGCTGATCGAGTGCCAGTGCCTGCAGGGGACAGGGATTGGCAACGCGGGGTGGGAAGAGAAGACGGTGGTGAAGAAGAGCCGCAGGCGCAACGTGCCAACTACGTCGATCGACCTTCCGGCCGGACCGCCGCAGGAGGTGAACACGGTCGAGAGCGACGACTTCAAGATTGTGGAAGAAGAGGTGACGGAGAGCTGGCCCTTCTTTGAGTACCGGCGGCTGGGGACAACGATCTGGGATAGCAAGTGGAGGACGCCGAACCGTCCTGATCTGAGTGCGCAGCACAAGATCGACATCGACTATGTGAGCCTGCAGGACTTGCAACAGATGCGCAGGCTGGAGTGCTACAAGGACATTCCGAGCGACGACGAACTCGTGAAGTACTTCCTCGCGAACCCGTATGGCAACGCGGAGGAGGGAACGCGCACCGCGGGCGACATGAACATCCAGAACAGCACCGTGCTGCACGCCGAGGATGAGAGCGAGAATGTGAGTGCGAACCCGTTTGAGAAGCCGATGCTAAAGCTGGCTTACTGGACGAAGGAGCGCGTGGTAGAGGTGCTGTGCTACGAGGGGCGGCGCAAGGTGATCCGCAACGAGACGCACGAGCTGGGCAGCCATGCGCTGGGGTTTGCGGCGACGTGGTGGAACATCGACAACTGCGGCTATGGGCTGGGCATCGGGCGCATCAACGCGGGCGACCAGCGGATGAACCAGGGCGTGCTGAACGAAGTGCTGAAGATGATTGGGTACTGGACGCAGGCGCCGATCCTCTACAACACCGCCGACGGCAACGCTCCGACGCAGAACATTGTGATGGGGCTGGGGACGATGTGGGGGGTGAACGCTGGGCCGGGCGGCGACGTGCGCAAGACGATGACCTACATGGAGAAGCCGGTGATCCCGGCCGAGGCGTGGAAGATCATGGAGCTGGCCCAGCAGGGCGGCGCCGACGAGGTGGGAGCGAACTCGAGTGCGATGCAGGGCAACATCAGCAGCACGCAAGGCATTGGCCGCACGGCGGCGGGCGTGAACCGCAGCGCGACGCAGGCAGACGCGCAGGTGAGTGACCCGATTGCGCACCTCGAGGGCATCATCGTGCGCTGGAACCGCTTCAAGTGGCAGATGATTATCGACGTGATGCCGATTGCCGAGATTCGCAGCATCCTGAGCAAGAAGTTCGGCGACGCGATCATGAAGGCGATCGATGCTGAGAAGTTTCTCGACATGGAGTTCAACATCAAGGTGCTGGCGGGACAGAAGCTGGCGGCAAAGGCCGCGATCAGCCAGTTGATTCCATTCCTGCTGCAACTGCTGCAACAGCCGCAACTGATGGAGTACCTCCACCAGAAGGGTTGGACGATCAACTTCCTGGCCATTGAGAAAATCTTTATGCGGGTGAGCGAGTTGCAGGGCGCGGAGGACATTATTGTGCCGCTGAGCCCGCAGGAGCAGCAGCAGGTGGCACAGATGAATCCGAACGCGATGAAGATGCAGGCGGCAGAGCTGCAGGAGAAGCTGCGCGGGGCGAACAAGATCCAGAGCATTCAGGCGCAGGGCTCGCAGGATGTGCAGAAGGAGATTGTGAAGGCGTCGCTGGCGCACATTGAGGGCGCGGTGCCGCTGGATGCGGGCGCGGGCGCAGAGGGCGCGCGGGGCAACCCGGAGGGGCCGGGGCCGCTGGATCTGGCCGAGGCGCGGTTGACGCGGAACAATGACATGAGTGAGTTGGCGCAAGGCGTAGGACAGGAGTGAGATGGCTGAGTTGAGTTCGCTGGAAAAGTACACGCAAGGCATTCCGCTGAACGAGGAACTGGCGGCGATGCGCGCGGGAGCGGAGCCGGTAAAGGCGGAAGCAGGTCCTTCACCTGCGGCTCAGGATGACAAGCCGGAATGGGGAGCGCGCAGCGCGGACGACGAGCTGACGCGCACCGAGCGGCTGGATCTGAAGGAGTTGCGGGTGAGCCGGGGATGGGCGGTTTTGCTGCGGCTTCAAGAAAAAACTTTGCAGGCACATCGCAGAGGTGCTATAAACGTCTCGATGGGTGACCCGCTGGGCAATAGCGCTGCTGTTTCAAGCGCATGGGCCTATGTGAAGGCCTACCAGAGGGCGCAACAGGAGCTTCCACTGGTGGTTGATTTAGAGTTGAAGCAGTTAGACGAGGGAACGAAGTGAAGGCTTACTGGAGCGAGACACGCCCGAACGGAGCACCGATTGAGGTGGGGACCTTCTGCCGCGTGCTCGACCTGGAAGATGGCACCAACCCCATTTTTACCTATGGCAAGACTGAAGCCGAGGTGATGGAGAAGATTGAACGCAACAACGCCAACGCGCAGATGACCCTGGCGCGGCGTGCGCAACCCGTATCTGCCGCACCCGGCGTAGCGCTTCCTCCCGCCGCGCCGCGTGCGCGGATGAGCGCGGACGAGGTGCTGGCGGCAACCGCCGACCTGGACAACCCCGGACGTGCGGGGGCGGCGATTACGCGGCTGGTGCAGGACGAGACGGGCATCGACTTTAGCCGGATGGCGCTGAACAACTTTGCCACCATGGCGATGAAGTGGGAAGAGAGCAACCCTGATTTCTATCCACATCCCGGCAACAAGCGGATGCTGGTGGACCAGGCGAAGGCCCACGCGGGCAATGACCTGACCCGGATTACGCCGGAGATTTTGACGCAGGCTTTTACAGAACTACAGAACGGAGGCTACCTGCTCGACGAGCTGGGAGGCCTTGAAACCCCTAACCCTCAAACCCCCTCAACGTTTCCGGCAGAGATACCGGTTCAGCGCACCGAGAGGCCACGGCGGTCTTTTTCTACAGGCGCACGAGGCACCAGCTTCAGCGCTTCGCAGACCGCGCCACCACGGACCTTGAAGTACACGGAGAGCCAGATCCGCACGATGCCCCTGTCCAAGAGTGAAGCGCTGCTGCGCGACAACGATAAGGACTACCTGGAAGCGTGCGAGTTCTACTTTCCGACTCAGCAGCGGGCAACGGTCTAAACGCCGCGCCGCACCGGAGAGCGCCATGACAACCGAAACGCAGTACAAGATTTCCCGAGGGGTCAGCCATGCGCTGATGACCCTGATCCAGATTGTGTGTGCGCTGGGAAGCGCCGTGATGGTGAGCGCGGGCCTGACGTGGGGCATGGGCGCAGGATTCGCGGTGGGCAACGTCTTCAACGACGGGCCGAGTCCGACCAGCCAGCAGACCGGCAACATGCCGCAGGCTGGCCTGACGATCCACTACAACCGCGTGTTTATGAAGTTCCTGTACGCGGTGCTGAACAAGTTGGCGATGTGTACCCACATGGACCTGCCGGAGAAGAGCGGCCTGACCTTCCGCAACTTTATGAACATCCCGCTGGGACCGGACCTGGTGCAGCAGACGCAGGGCACGATTGGACCGCCCGAGCAGATCTCCACCAACTTCAAGGACATTGTAGTGGGGCAGTGGGCGAACTATTCCAACATCAGCGATCTGGCCTTTATGACCAGCATTAGCGACGACCTGGTGAACAACCGCCGAGTGATGGCCTACCAGTTGGGCCTGACGATCGATGACCTGGTGATGGCGATGTTCGATTACCTGCGCACCTGGGACACGCGGACAGCGAACCAGGACGCGACGGTGACGCCGTACTACTTTACGAAGAACATGATTGAGCAGATGCCCGCCAGCCTGGGCGGAGCGACGGTGCCGCCGATGCAGGATGGCTACTACAACGGCAGCATCCACGACTTCTTCGTGGGCGATCTGTTCATCGACGACGCGAATAACAGCGTGGTAGATATCTGGAAGCGCACCGACATGGGGCAACTGCGGCTGGAGGCGCTGCCGGGCGGCGATGAAGGTGAAGCGCCGGCGGAGATCCTGAACCTGGCTGGAGCACACTGGCGCAAGAGCACGAACCAGACCCAGACAGCGAACTGGCAGGCGTCGAGCAGCGTAGGCATCAGCACCTATCTGGCCGGCATGGACGCGCTGGTGTTTGTGAACTTCCCCAACAGCCGCCACACCAAGATCGACCCGAAGTGGCAGAACATGAACCTGTGGGCTGGAAAGTATGCCGCGCGCACCGCGTATGACCCGAACGGCCTGATTATGGCCGGGACCGGCTACAACGTGGTGCTGGGCGTAGGGCTCCCCCCCGATGCCACCAGCCGCACGCGGGTTGCGATCGCGATTCCGCAGACGACCTAAGAGCCTGGCAGAGCTGGCGTGTGGAATGCACACGCCAGCCCCCTTTTTCTCAACCAACAAGGAGCACGAACCATGGACCCGAAGACGCAGGCGGAACTGGATGCGATTGCGCTGGAGACGGCGCGGCTGAACCTGGAGGAGGCGCGGGAATCGAACGCCACGCGCACGGCGCGCAGGGTGCAGAAGAAACGCGACTTTGAAACCCGGCAACGCGGCTTCCAGATTGCCACCAAGGAGCGCAAGCGCTTTAGCGACGGATGCATGCACCTGCAGGGCGGCAACATGGATAACCCGCGCGAGGCCAAGGCCACCAACCCCAGCGCGCTGAATGTGGCGCGGATGCCGGACGGATGGACGCGGCGCATCAGCTGCATTGTGTGCCGCGGCGAGTGGTTTACGCCACACCCCTACAACATGCGCAAGACGCCATTCCCGGCCGGCTTCCACATGCCCGGCGGCATCATTCTGGAGCGCGCGGAGACGATGAGCGAAGTGAAGGCGCGCATCGCGAAGTACGAGGCCGACGTGGAAGTGTTCGAGCGGCTGCTGAAGATGCAGAAGGACAAGAGCACCCGCGAGGCGAGCCAGGAGATGGACTGCGGCACCACCCACACCCTGACCAACAGCGAGACCGGCGTGGTGGTGTATCCGTGGCGGCCGTGCGATGCGTCCGCGATGGCGCAGGCGGCGGCATAAAATTTGGGAATTACATACTTGACTCCCCTCGGGAGCAAAGGAGAACGACATGCATTATCGCAACGGACGTGAAGCAAAGAATGGCGACAAGATCGTCAAGCTAGAAGGCGGGAAGATTACATCTTTTGGTGTTTTACACAGCGCGGTGCCCGGCAACGATTACTGCAATGGCAATATCGCTGCGATTCAGCCGCCGAACGACTACGCCTGCATGTGCGATTGCTTGCACGTTGACGACGTAGGCGAAATCCTCGCGGAAAAAGGCTTGGACAAACGACCTGAAGGGAAATAGGGGTAAATGAAGCCCATTCCCGAAGCCAAGCTGTGTATGAGGCACGGTCTCTATTCAGGCTTAGAGATTCGCTGCCCAAGTTGTACCGCAGATAAGGTCGCGGTAAAGCTAATTCAAACCGTAAAGCAGGCTAGGGATTCAAGTATATAAATCCCTAAAATTTGCAGGAAGAATCGAGAGAATATGGCAACGCCTTTCAAGCAGCCCGCATGGTTCAACGATATGAAGCCGACGCCTGAGGCTCAAGCAGCAAGCGCCCCAGCAGCGATGCCGGCAGCGGTAGTACGGATGCAGGCACCGCAGCCGGCACACGACACGCGCAGCGTACACGCGCGGTTGCAGGACATTGAAGAAACCGTGCGGCACCTGCTGGCCAAGCTGAAGACTGAAACCGGCATCTAACCACGCAAGGCCCGAAAAAGCCCCAGGACGGCGGCGATCATGTCTGAACATCTGCAAAAGGAAACAGTCGAACTGTTGAGATTGATCCTCTGGGAGCAACGCCGCGTGGCGTGCCTTCTGGAAGATCTGCTCGAAGCACCGCCCCCACCCCGTTACACCATCCAAATCACGCAACTCAAGGAGAACACCATGGCACTTGGAACTATCACCCCCGGATCGACTGGTCAGTTTGCCGCCGTATTGCTCAACAATGGCGTGGCCGACACCAGCTCGTTTGTCCCCGCGTTTACCTTCACCTCCAGCGACCCCAGCGCTACGCTCGCACCCGCGACCACGGACGCAAGCGGCGGCAAGATCCCGCTGGCCAACCAGGTAGTGCTGACCGTCCCCACCGGCGACACGCTGGGCAGCGTCTCCGTGACCGCAACCTGCGTCGACCCGAACGGAGCCACGCAGACCGGCTCTGTGACGGTGGCGATCGGCAGCGGCACGCCGCCCGCGAACGCGTACAGCGTCGGCGTCACCCAGCTGGCGTAGACGTAAGATGAGAATGGCGCGCTCCGCTTCAGTCCCGGAGCGCGCCATTATTCTTTGAAGGGAAGGGCGAAGGGTGAGTGATACAGTGACCGTTTCAGTCTCGTTGCTGGTGTGGGTGCTGGGGATTGCCGTGGCGAGTACTGCGGGGCTGTTTAGCTTGTGCGGGCACTTGCTGATTTCGATTTATAAAGGGATGCGGACCCTGAGCGAGAATGTGGGGATCGACCGGGCGCGAGTGGACGGACGTCTGATTACCCTAGAGCGCCATGACCGCAAGAACGAAGAGCAGCGCGACCTGTTTGTTAATTTTCTGGGCGGGCAGCGCAAGGAGAAGGCGTAGTGGATACTCGCAGCGAATCCGTACTGTCATTGGTTGATCCGGCTCTTGCGGCGCTGGTGAGGACGGCGCAGCGGTTTCTGTCACCACAGGGCATCACGATGTCCGTGTATCAGGGGCTGCGCACTGCCGCGCAGCAAAACGCGTTGTATGCGCGAGGCAGGACGGCGCCAGGGAAGATTGTGACCGATGCCCGAGGAGGGCACAGCAATCATAACTACGGCTTGGCGGTCGACATCGTGCCTTACGAGGCGGGGACCATGGGGGTGCTGAACTGGGACGTAGCGTCTGCTCCATTTCAGACGATGGTTCGATATCTCAAGGCCCAAGGCTTGACTTATGGCGGCGATTGGAAGACATTTCCTGATGACGACCACTTCCAGATGCCTACGATTCCAGCCTCACCCAGCCCCGCAATGATCGCCGATCTTTCTTTGGGACTGGAAGCAGTTTGGGCCAACGCGGCCGCAGGAAAATACACGGAGACGATATGAATTTGACGATTAATGGCAAAGCGATCAAGACGCAAACGCTGGTACTGCTCGGGCTCGTAATCGCGGGAAGCGCGGCGAGCCAGGTGGCTGCGGTCAACCACTTCCTCAGTTACCACCCGCACCTTGCCCCGCTCGGGAGTTTTCTTTTGATGGCGATCGCGCTGCTGCACAACCCGACCGTCGACACATGGTTCGCCGCGCAGAAGGCTGGACAGCCACAGGCGCCAGTGTCCCTCCCCACGCCCAAGCCGTAGAAGGTAACGCAACTTGCACAACAGGAGAAAACCGTGAAAAAGATTCTCAGATTTTGCCTCTGCATCGGGATCGTGGTGCTGGCGGTGGGCTGCAACAACTTTGAGCGCACCAGCTTTCAGTCGCTCTCTGCCTCGAAGGCCGTCATCGACCAGGCGCAGGCGGACTATGAGTCTGGAGCGCTGCCCCACAGCACCTGCATCTACACGCTGGTGAACGATGCGAAGGCGGCCCAGACGCTGGGCGTGAATGCGATGCTGGCCTACGAGAGCGTGAAGGCCGCGAATGGTGACGTGACAGCGACGGAGGCGGCCGTGGTTTCCGACCTGGCCTCGATCGCCACCGATGTGGCCGCTGTCAAAATTCTTTACACCAATCCCAAGTGCGGAGTGCAGCCATGACTACCACCGAAGTAACCACCGCCGTAACGGAAACGCAGGCCGTGGGCGACACCATTCTGACAACCGTGGGAACTCTTGATCCCGCTGTCGCTATTCCCGTAGCCGCCGCGGGCACGATCCTCGACCTGCTGGCGCAGATGGTGAGTAAAGCTCTGACGGCTTACGGCGCCGCGTCCGGGACGCCGATCACCACGGCGACGATCGAGGCGCTGCTGCCCAACGCTACGCCGCTGACCAAGCCAACGAGCTAGGAACTTCCATGGGCAACAGCACAATCACCTTAGCCGCGATGTATGACTCGGTGGCCAGCCGCGGGATACCGGACCCGCGCATGGGGCCGAGCGGCTATGGTGACCGGCTGGGCCTCGAGATTGCGAATGCAGTGATGGCGGACCTGATCTGCGATCGCTTCAATTGGAAGTGGAATTCTGCGGTGGGCGCGCCGTTCTATACCAACAGCTGGCAGCAGGACTATCCGCAGCCGAAGCAGCCGGCGGGGCTGATTGGGTGGGGCGAAGACTGCGCCATGATCGACATCAACAACACAGCCCTGCCGAAGCCGATGCGCAACCCGAAGTGGCGGCGGCAGCTGAGCCCGACGAGCATGAGTGGATGGCTGCCGGAGAATCTTTGCTGGATGTACAACGGCGACATGACGCTGGGCGCATGGCCGGGAGCGGGGGTCACGTTTTATCCCCTGGTGGGGACGGGACTGGCGGCGCAGAATCCGCTGATGAATATGCTGGACGCGAATGGAAACATCCTGAGTGTGACGGCGTTCGGGGTGACGGGCGGTGCGGCCCCGCAGTTGCCCGCGAACAGCGCCGAGGGGTTGACGGTGGTAGATGGGACGGTGACCTGGACGTGCGTGAGCGCGACGAGCCAGGGATTCCGCATTGACCGGCTGCCGAGCGCGACCGGCGTGGTACAGAAGATCATCGCAACCTACCAACTGGAGCCGCCGATCTTTGCGAACATGGCGCAGACGTTGAACCCGGTACCGGACAGCTATGCGCGCTACTTCCGCAGGGGATTGGAAGCCGAATGCCTGAGCGCCAGCCCGAACCCCGGCGACATGAAGCGCGGGGAGGCGATGAAGGTGGATTGGCTAAACGCGATGATGCAGAGCAAGAAGCAGGGCGACCGCGAGTTGAACATCTACAGCCTGCTACCAGCGCATGGCGTGGTGGAAGAGCGCTGGGGCGAATATGGACCGTACACGGCGGACAGGCCGTACTGAGGGCTTGCGTAATTGATTTCTAACTCCTGAAATTAGGGAAGGATAGCTTGAGCACGACACTTACCATCTCCGATGCGGCGGTTTATGTTTCAACCCTGTTGCAGAACCAGCGGCTGAACGTGAACAACCAGCAGCCGGGGCTGGCGATGGCGAATATTGTGCTGCAGCGGATGCTGGGCTCGCCGTTTGTGTGGAGGTTCAACCGCGGAAGTATCGATGTGCCGATCAGCACAGCGGGAACGACCGATTACGTGGTAAGCATTCCCGATCTGGGGCGGATTGAGACGCAGTGGCTGACGGACGCGACGGGGAACATCAGCGAGCTGAATGGGGCTGTGGAGCTGGCGAAGGTGACCAGCGTGCGCAGGCCGGTGCTGGCGGCGCCGGTGTATGACGATAATCAGGGCAACATCACGCTGCGGTTCAACAGCGTGCCCGACCAGAACTATACGGCGGCGTTCGACTATCAGCGCAAGGCCCCATTGCTGACCAGCTGGGCGCAGCCTTTTGGGCCGGTGCCGGATGAGTTTGGGTACATCTTCAATAAGTGGTTTCTGGCCGAGGCTGCGATTCTGGTGAACAACAGCCTGTTCGAGATCTGGCGGCGGGAGGCGGTGAGCGCGTTGCTGGCTACGCAGGACGGGCTGGATGCGCAGGCCAAGTTGATCTTCCTGGAGCAGATGACGAACGTAGGCCGCACGGCGAGCCGCAGCCAGGCGGCGGGACAGAGCGGGGCGCAGGGACGGGCGAGTTGACGCGAAGAGG